GACACTCACCATCGCCGATGGCACCGCTATTGTCGGCGGGTATTTCTCGGAGTCGAACGGTGCGGTGACGATATCAACGTCAACGCTCGGCTCGGGTACATTCTCCGTCATCATCATCGCCAACACGGCGGCGGGCTCACAGACCGTCAGTGCCAACGGCGCAGGGACAACGACGGTACTCGCCGCCACTAGTCGCATTGCCATCGTGACAGCTGGGCAACTCTCGACCATCACTGCGTCAATCAGTGCGGCCAACATAGTCACCCTTGGCACGGTCACGACGTCGGCAGGGACAATCTCAAGCATCGCATCGTACTATCCGTATGCAAGCGGACGTCAGCAACGCACCCAGCAGTATTGCCAAGGAAGCGGCGGCACAGTGTCGCTAGGAACGGCTGCATTTACGCCACTCGTAAACTTTACCGCCGGAGTGAGTAGCGCAGACGGCACGATGAAATTCACCACGGTAAACGGAGAAATCGCCCTCTATCAAAGCGGTGTCTACCACTTCGATTACAACATCACCTTCGACACCAACACCACGGGGAATCGCATGGGGTCGATTCGGAATCTTGGCAACTCCTCACCAATCACGGCGGCGTTATTTGCTACCAGCTCAATTTATCGGAGTAGTATCACGACGGTCGTCACCGTGACACCGGGTACGCCTGCGCTGTACTACCTCGAGGGCTGGGCAAGTACTGCGGGGCGCTCAGTGACTGATTCGTACGTCATTTGCACACGGCTGTAGCATGGCGCCACAATACGCAATCTACGTCTACACGGCGGCAGGGACGTTGTCGGCAGTGTGTACCGACTTCCTCAGCGTCGCCGTTAATCGCACCGTCAACGCTATCGACATTGCGCAATTCGGCGTCAACTCAGTGTCAAGCACGGCGCCCTACATCGTCTACGGCGCAATCGTCGAAGTGTACCGCCAAGACAATGAAGCGGGCATTGTGTCCACACGGGAATTCGCCGGAATTATTCGTGGCATCACCACGACCTACGGACAGACCACGGTCATCACGGCGCAGGCCGTGGGCATCAATGCGCTACTCGGCGACCGCATCGTGGCGTATAAGTCAGGCATCGCCAACCGTAGCCAATTCAGCGCACAGCCTGCCGAGACCATCATGAAGACACTGTACAATTACAATCTATCGACGTCTGCCACCGTTGCCAATGGGCGAAGCCTCGACGGACGCTTGACCGGAGCGGCGGCGGCGACGTCGGGCGGACTGGGCAGTACCGTGTCCTTTAGCTGTGCGGGGCAAAACTTGCTCAGTGCTTTGCAAGAGATACAACTGAGCGCGGGCGGTGACTTCGCCCTGACCTACACCGCCCCAGCGACGTGGAACTTTGTATGGTACACCGGACAGCTGGGCACAAACAAAACGGCGACGGTGATTTTGTCGTTGGAGACGGGGACGGTGGCTAAGCTCACCATCAGGACAGACCGTGTCACCGACATGACGGCTGCAGTCGTGGCTGGGCAGGGCGAGGGATCGGCGCGGGCTATCGTCACGCGTCCCGCCTCGCTTCCAACGGGGCTTGACCTGAGGGAGGCGTGGATTGATGCACGGAATCAAAAGACGACCGCAGAGTATACTCAGCTGGGCGACATCTCCTTGCGTGATGCGGAGCGCCGGCGTAGTGCGATACAGACGGAAGTACTGCAGAACGCGGCACTGCGCTATGGTCGCGATTACTTCTTAGGTGACCTTGTGACCGTCTATGCCTACGCCGCAGGCAACATTACACAGAAGGTCGCCAGCGTATCACTCAGCATGAGCGCATTAGGAGCGGAGAGTGTCAATGTCGGACTTATATCAAACTAGCGCCGACCTGCGAGCGGCGACGCAAGACCTCGCCCGCATCGAGTCACCGCTTCCCGTAGGGTTGACCCTCACACGCTCGGCGACGCTGGCAATCACGACGGCAGGCACGACGATTACATGGCAAACCGAAGTACGCAACCAAGGCTTCACGTGGTCGGGCGCAGACATCACTATACCCACGTCGGGGTATTACTCAATATCTGTTATATACACCTCGGGCGGGGCACATGGGAGCACCATGCGTCTTTTTGTGAACACGGTCAACGTGTTAAGCATGCCAAGTGATGGCCTTGTATCGGTGCGCCACGCGTTCGCCATGATGCGTTATTTTCAAACCAACGATGTTATCCAGGTAAATGCACTTCCAGGAGCAAATACCACTGTGCAAATCAATGCAGAGGGCGCAGTAAACGAGTCTCCGTTTATTCATGTTACCCAGCTGACAGGAGCAATCTAATGCCAATCATTAATCGCATCTACGACCCCGAGGCAATCCGCATCTCGTACTATGATGACTACGGCGTCGAATATCCGCAACCTCCGGAGGGCGAAGAGATTGTCGACGCACCCTACACCTACGACGAAGCGATGGCTCGGCTTCGCTATGAGCGTGACCGTCGCCTGCTGTCGTGTGACTGGACACAGCTTCCCGACGTGCCACTGAGTCAAAGCCAAGTGTTGGCGTGGCGATCCTACCGCAAAGCCCTGCGGGACACACCGGAGATGGTGCAAGCACAGGGCTGGGACGGTGCGGTGTCTTGGCCCATACCGCCCGCTTCGTGATATACTACGCATGACGTTTTGGGTGTCGCGCCCACCATCGTTATTCCCTAATCTAACCAACGCACCGCGCCCCGCTACGACGTGAAAACGTAGCGGGGCGCGGTGCAGTTATTTAGCTGATTCCCGAATCTTGACAAAGCGACAAGCAAGATGCGAGCGTTGGCGTGACTCAATTATAGCACAAAAAAACTCGTGTCAAATTGGTCTTAAATTGGTCTAAAAACTACTTGACAAGTCAATTAGTAGTGTGTTAAACTACGGTCAGTTAGGAAGCAGTAGCACAGAAAGCGACACACACCATGAAGTTCCAAGTAAACCGAATCGAAAACGGACACATCACCAAGACCATCATCGTGGAAGCAAAGAACGAAATCAACGCCGCCAAGATGATTATCGAAAACGTCCCAGCCGGCGAAAAAATCACCGCCAAGAAGGCTCCAAAACGTGGCGACAATGTGTACGGCGTCGGCTCGCCTCACGTATACGAATGGTTGCGCTGGTTCGTCACCGTGACCCCAGTCGTCGAAGTCGCCACCGAAGTCACCGTCGAAGTCACCACCGAGACCGTCGAAGTCACCACCGAGACCGTCGAAGTCACTCCCGACGTCATCGCCGAAGTGGTCAGCACCGACTACATCACCGAAGGCAACATCGACGCAGTGATGATGACGTACAGCAATGAGCGCCTGATGGACATCGTCGCCACCCACAGCCTCCGCAACAGCAGGGTCGACCGCATCCTCACCGAAGCGGCGACACGGGAACTCGCCGGACGCTAAGCACCCCACACGGTCATCACGGCGCCTCGCAGGGAGGCGCCGACGACATACAAGGAGACAACCATGCAGAACGAAGAATTCACCAAGCTCACCACCGAAGAGCGGCGCGCCTACGCTGTCGCCCTCAAGCAGAACGGCGCCGAGGTCTACGTCAACGAGGGATGGCACGACATCCAACGCAAAGACGACGTGACCATGCCCGGCGCCACGTACTGGGGCAACCGTCACATGACCGTCATGCCGTGGCCAAGTGCCAAGGTCGGCGACGTTGTGACCGATGCAAACGGCGTCAACTACGAAGTGGTCGCCAACGTCGCCACCGCCTACGGACCCACACAGCAATACACCTGCCAATGGGCGGTGTTCGCCCGTCGCAAGATTTAGGAGAAAACCATGCAACACCCCAACGAACACCCCGACCTCTCGACGTTCCACACGCCGCTCGAGACTGCGGCGTCCAGCATCGCCGCCGCGGCGTACATGATGGAGCGGGCCAAAGCCAAGGGCAAGGACGACGAAGTGAAACGCCTGATGGCACAGATTGACCGCCTTGAAACCGCAGTCGCAAAGTATCTCGAATCACTCAACGAAGGGACAAAGTAATGACCGCCCACCACGCTTACTTCACAGACTTGTTCATGGTCGGCGACGGCGTCGTCATTGAGTTTGTCTACACCAAGCAATCCGGCAACACGTGGCAAGTCCGGGCAAGCATCGCCTGCGGTCACGCCGGTGCCGAGTTCTACAAGGCGGTCGATGAGAAGCCCGAGAGCCTCGAGGAACTCATCATCACGCACCGCTTCGCCGTGTCGCACCTGATTATGAGCTGGGGACTCGCCGTCGCCCCAAAGCCGAAAGGACAAAACAATGACTGATTTTGATGCACTGCGCAAGGGGCAAGACCTCGCCTACGCTGCGCTTCTGCTGCGTGACTACTTCGAGGTCAAAAGCGAACTCGAAGCGCACGAAGCCCGAGCCGACGACCTGCGCCGTGACCTCACCGTCCTCGTGGAGGCGCTTGGCGGGTCCTACAAGCTCGACCACGTCGGCACGGCGATTATCACGCCGGCCAGCACGTCGCACAGCTACGACACCAAAGCAATCGACGAACTCTTGGCGCAGTCCGTCGCTGATGGCGACATCGCCACGGCGCAGGCGCTGACCGACGCTCGCAAGCTCAGTCATCGCAAAGCGACCCTGCGCATCACGGGGGTAAAAAAGTAATGCCGATATACTTTGTGCTTGGCGTTGGGCTCACCGTAATCACCGTCGCCGTGATTGTGATGAATGTGTTGTTCTACGGTGGGCCATGGGGCAGACTGGCGTTGTTTATTACGGCCTGGGTCGCTGTAATTATTTTGTGGAGGATGGGCATATGAGCACAATCATTGTTGGACTCTGCATCACGGCGATGGTCATGGGCGCATCGGTCACCATCGTGCGATGCTGGGTATGGTACGAAAAGACGATGGCGGAATGGCATCACAAGATGATGCAGGAAAGCTTCGCCGACGGCTGGGACGCCGCGGTGCATATGATGGAAGATAAGTAGTCGCACGAAGCCCGCATGGTTGTTACACCGTGCGGGCTTCATACATCTGTTTTGCGTTACGGCACAGCGCCGATTAGAAGGGATTATACCATGAATCATCGCAGTCTGATTAGTTACCGCCAAGTGGGCAACACCGAAATCTGGGTGCATCGCACGTCACCCAGCACCATCGAAGTCACCGTCTATGATGACATCGACAAGACCACGAAAGACACGGTCGTGACCACGCTGGACGACGCCATGACGCAGGTGAGCGCAGCCATCACTCGCGAGCTACGACGCCAGCAGGGTGACAGCGTATGAAGCCGAAGCTCCAGTACCTGGTCGAATCGTCGACCAATGAGTGGTACACCCCGCACCACATCGTCGCCAGCGTCAAAGCAGTGTTTCACGGAGTGATCGATTTGGACCCCTATTCATGCGACGCGGCCAACGCCATCGTCGGGGCGACCACGTACTTCACGAAGGAAGACGACGCCTTCCTGAGTGATTGGCCAGTGGTCGACAGCGTCTTCGCCAATCCGCCCTATGAGCGCAAAGTGATTGACCGATGCGTGACTCAGCTCATTGCGTATCGTCGGCGCTGGACGGCGACGCGGTTCCAGATGATAGTCCTTGTGAACGCCGCGACGGAGGTGAGCTGGTTCTTTGCGTTGATGACGAACTGCGACGCCGTGTGTTTTACCAAGGGAGGCTCGAGTACATCCGCGGTTCCAACCAAGGCAAGGCGGGGAATCCGCGCGGTCAAGCGCTGTTCTACTTTGGTCACGACCCCGAGCGATTTGGTGAGATTTTTAGCCAGCATGGGTATATTTTTCTGAATCAAAACTGATTGTAAATTGGTCTCAAATTGGTCTCAAAACTACTTGACAAGTCAAGTAGTAGCGTGTTAAACTACGGGTGGTTAGAAGAGACGACACGAAAGCGACAGACACCATGAACAGCACAAAGTACCGCCAAGCCCGCCACACCGAGTTCCGTATCGCCATGGACGCCTACTACACCGTCGCCCGCAACAACGACGCCACGACCGAAGAGCTCACCGCCGCCGCCAATGCCCGCACTTGGGCTGACCGCGAATGGATAAACGCTCAACACATCGCCAACCAGATGGCACAAGCCGAGCTGGACGCCGCCACCGCCAAGGGTTGCGAAGAAGTGGTCGAAGTGGTCAGCGCCGAAGTCGCCACGCCAACCGCCGCCGAAGTGGTCGCCACCCTCGACACCAGCGAAGCGTTCGGCACTGCATGGGGCGCAGACGGCCAAGTCCTGAGCTACGACGAAACCGTCGAAGCCATCGCCAAGCGGGACGGATGGTTCGACCGCGAAGGGCGCTGGGTAAACAAGGCGCGCCTGATGAAGGAAGCCCGAGCGATGCTCGCCAACTAGGCCCACAGAGATCTTTGGAGCCCTGCCAAGCCGGGCGGGGCTCCACCAAAGGAGACGCAATGCCACCAAGTCGCCAAAGCCTCAACCCCACGACGGGCACTACGCAGGTCACCCACATCCTCACACCGGAAGCCGCAGACACCCTCGAAGTCCTCAAGCAACGCTTGACCGAAGAGAACAAAGGCTACTTCGTGTCAACGTCGGAAGTCATCCGCCGCTCAATCATGTACATGGAATTCCATACGCGCACAAGCAAAGCAAAATCA